TTCAAGGTGCGCGACGACGAACCCGATGGGTTGCTGATCAATCTGGGCGTCAAGGTCCACTGGGCCATGCCCTATCACGGCCAGTCCAAACCCATCGAGCGCGCCTGGCAAGAGTTCTGCGAAAATATCGCCCGCCATCCGTTCTGCGACGGCGCCTATACCGGCCCAAACACGATGGCCAAGCCCGAAAATTATGGCTCGCGGGCGATCGACTGGGATGTGTTCAAGGCGTTCGTTGACAGCCAGATCGCCGAGCACAATGCCCGCCGGGGCCGCAACACAGAAATGACCAAAGGCGGCAGCTTCGACGAGGCCTTCGCCGCCTCCCTGGCACAGCCCGATACGGTGGTGCGCTGGGCGACGGTCGAGCAGCGCGACCTCTGGCTGCTGATGGCCGAGGAAATCACGGCGCAACGCGGCAGCGGGGAAATTCACCTGCTCGGCAACCGCTACTGGTCGCCGGCCATGACCGAGTTCGCCGGCCGCAAGGTGCATGTGCGCTTCGACCCCGACGATCTGAGCCGTGACATCAAGGTCTATGACCGCAAGGGCCGGCTGCTGACCACGGCATCGGCAATTGGCGACGTCCCCTATCTGGACGCCGAGGCGGCGCAGAAGCATGGGCGCGCCCGTGCCGAGTTCATACGGACCCAGCGCAAGCTGCGGGACCTGCATGTGCAGCTCAAGCCAGAGCAGCTGGCCGAGCTCTATGCCCCGGCGCCGGTCGCGCCGGCTGCGCCGCAGCGCCCGGCCGTGACGCGGCTGGCGACGGGCCGGCGCGCGGGGAACGCCGCGCTCAAGCAGGAGCAGTGGGACAGGGAACACGACGACGCCTTCGCGACTGTCGCCGACATCATTTCGCTCAAGCTCGCCAAGCGCGGGCCGTGACGAAAGTGCCCCCCGATGCCGGCAAGCATCGAGGGGCTGGGTAGTCTACAACAAAGGAAGCGCTAGATGAGTATCGAAGAAATCTCAAGCCCCGCCATGGCGGCGGGACAGGCGGGCCGCAGCCCGGATGATCTGCGGCGGCGACTGGAGCTGGTGGCCCAGGTCGACCGGCTGATGGCCGAGAAGGGCTGGAGCAAGGCCGAGGTCGCCCGCCGCTCGGGCATCGGGCACGGCACGGTCAGCCAGTGGCACACCGGCAGCTACAAGGGCCGGTACGACACGATCAATGCCGAGGTCGAGACCTGGCTGGGCAACCTCGACCAGGTGAGCGAGATCGCCGCCAGCGTGCCGGTGGCGCCGGGCTATCTGCCGCTCGAATTCGCGCAGCTGGTCAACCGCACACTCTCGATCGCGCAGATCATGCCGACCATGGTGATGGTCACGGCCGAGGCCGGGATCGGCAAGACGACGGCGGGGCGGAACTATGTGGCGAGCCACGCCAACAGCTATCTCGTCACGATCTCGCCGCACACCCGCACCGTGCACAACATGCTCAGCGAGATCGCCACGGCGATCGGCTGCGACGAGCGCAATGCCGGCCGGCTGGTGCGCGCCATCGGCCAGCGCCTGCAGCGCCAGGGCGACGGCACGCTGCTGGTGATCGACGAGGCGCAGAACCTTTCCGACGAGGCGATCAACCAGCTGCGCCACTTCACGGACAACCATGCCTGCGGCGTGGCGCTGCTGGGCAACTCCGCGACCTATGCCCGCTATGCGGCCTGGAGCAAGGGCGACAAATACGGCCAGCTCACCCGCCGCATCTTCAAGCGCGTCCGCACGGAGCGGCCCTCGATCGAGGACCTGAGGACGTTCATTGCGGCCTGGGGGGTCGATGACGCCCGGCAGGTCGAGTTCCTCATTGGGGTCGGGATGAAGCCGGGCGCCCTGGGGCAGGTCGACATGACCATCAAGCTGGCCCGCATGGTGGCGCAGGGCGCCGGCCGCGAGCTGACGCTGGGCGACCTCCGCGCCGCCTGGTCCAACCGCGACGTGGAGATCGACTGATGACCCATATCAACTCGTACCCGCAGGTGTCGGACGGGATCGCTGCGATCATCCGCGCCTTTGAAAAGCAGCGGCACTCCGGGCTCATCATGACGCGCAAGGATCTCGGCGTCTTTCTGGATGGGCTGGGCTCGCTGCATGAGGCGGCCCTGCAGGTCGAGACGCTGGCCGACCAGGCGGTCTGGAACCGCAACGCCCGCCGCGAGCGGGATGCGGCCCGGCGCCAGGAGATCGAGGCCGGCCTTGCCGATGGCAAGGTTGCCCTGCTGCCGGTGATCGCCCGGCCCGTGCCGCGGCCCGAAGAAGGCGGTGCGGCATGAGCAAACTCGTAGCGCATGACATCGACGATCCGCGCGCGATGGACGGGATCGCCGACCTGCTCAGCTCGCCCCATGAGCTGGTGCGCTGCCGGGGCAGGCTGGCCTGTTCCCGCGTGGGCGAGGCGATGGCCGAGTTCGTCCGTGCAGAAGTGGCGCGCGGTACCGACCAGCTCACCATCCTCGCCGTCGCCATGGAGGCAGGGCTGCAGCATGTTGCCTCCATCGGGGGGCAACTGCTGGCGCCCGGCGCCGATGAGGAACTTGTCGCGCACCTGGTCGAACTGACCGAGGAGAAGCTGCCCAAGTACCTCAGTGCCGTGCGCTCGCGCCGGACTGGCGGTGCGGCATGAGCGTCTATCGCATCACGCTGACCAGCCGCAACCCGCGCACGAACGAGCCGATCTTTGTGAACTTCGATTGCCCCGCGGCGCCGACCATCGAGCACCTCGTCGCCGAGCTCAACGAGGGCAAGCTCGTGATCGGGGACATGCTCACCACTCGCAAGTCGAGCGAGACCGGCGTGTGGGAGGTTATCGGGCGCCGCCCGATGAGCGTTGCCAAGCGTGGCGTGGCCCATATCGAGGTGCCGGCCTTCGGCTTTTTCGAGCAGGAGGTTGACCATGGCCAAGCCTGAAAACGCCCTGGCCATTGCGCGCCAGGTGGCGACGGACGGCCAGGCCGTGCACCGGATTTCGGTGCTGGGCATGGCCGCCGTCTGCGACGCGCTGCTGACCGCGCACGAAGAGCTCAAGCGCCCAGCCATTTCGACCGAGCTGCATGACGCGGCCCGGGCGCTGATTGCGGCGGAGGCCGCGCACACCCTGGCCAAGGGACCGGACGGCTATGCGCCGCTCGGCATCGGGCTCGCCCGCGAAATGGCCTTCCTGGTTTTCAAGCGACTTTTCGAAGAGGAGTTTTCTCGATGATCCGCATCGATGTCGACCAGCTCGCGCAGATGCGCGACGAGCTGATGGCCGACCCCGGCTTCGGCCAGTTCCTGCGCCACCTGTCCGACGTGCCCCCGGAAACGGTCTGGCGCATCTTCGAGGGCGCGCTGCGCGCCGCCGACAGCTACAGCAACCGGCTCACTATCAAGAGCATCGGCGACTGCCGGGTGGAGGTCGGCGGGCATGTCTACTGGCGCAACCCGGAAGGGGCGCTGGTGCCGGCCGAAGCCGTGCGCCCGGCCGACCAGCTCGAGGACGAGACGGTGCGCAAGATCATCGGCTTTGCCAAGCCGCTGTCGGCCGAGATCAGCCGCTTCTGGCGGCACACGCGCGAGGACATTGCCGGCTTTGTCGACCTGGTGCTGCAGCAATATGCGGCCAGCCGGGGCGGCAAGAAGGGCAACATCACGCTCACCAGCTTTGACGACATGTTCAAGGTGGAGCTGCAGGTGTCGCGGCTGATCGAGTTCGGCGCCGACCTGCAGGCGGCCAAGGTCTTGACCGATGAGTGCCTCGCCGGCTGGTCGGAAGGGTCGGGCGCCGAGATCCGCACCATCGTCCGCACCGCCTTCAATGTCGACAAGGACGGGCGTGTGAACCAGCAGGCGCTGCTGGGCCTGCTGCGCCACGACTTCAGCGACGAGCGCTGGCAGCGGGCGATGGAGGCAATCCGCAACGCCATCAAGGTCAAGGCGACCAAGGAGTATCTGCGCTTCTGGGAGCGGCCGGATCCGGGCGCGGCCTGGGTGGCGATCCCGATCGACCTGGCGCGGGCATAGGGGGCGGGGATGAACGAGCTGTTCTACGGCGACGACCCGGCCGACCAGAGCTACCCAATCGAAGTCTACGACTACGTTGTGGTCATCGCTGGCGACCTTCGAATTCCGGCGACGGTGAAGAAGCTATCGCCGAAGAGCGGCAAGGTGACCGTCAGCTTCGAGGGCAGCGATCCCGTCCTAGACCTGATCATGCTGCGCAAGACGGCAGTTGTGCCGGCGTCCGCCCTCGATCTCGTCGGGAGGGGTATGTGATGGCAAAGGTTGCAACCCACGCCAGGCGTGCACGCAAAGCCGCTGACCTCGCCTTCCTCTATGCAGAGGACGGCGCCTTTCATAGCGCCGCTCGCTGCCTGCGCGAGGCGCTAGGCCACATGGAAATGGGGGCCGGGCAACGCGACGCCGATATCGATGCGCTGCTGGACGAGGCGGGAGCGGTGGCCCGTGGCGAGAGGGGTCCTCGGGTCAAGCCCGAGGATGACGGCCGAGAGGGTGGTGAGGGGGAGGCGCTGCAATGAGCGGGGAAAAGGAAATCGAGCTCAGGGAGACCGACGACGAGGGCGAGATCGGCCGCCTTGTCATCAAGGCAGCGGACCAGCTCGCATTTGTCGGCGCCGGCGCCAAGGCGGCGGTGCGGTTCTCGATCGATGGCCTGTGGTTTCGGGTGACGCTCGAAATGATCACCGAGGCGGAGGCGCTGCAATGACCATCCAGCGCATCCGTTTCGCGGACAAGGGCCAGGACTTCCTCTGGTGGGAGGTCGATCTGGAGACCGGCCGCATCGTCGGCTGCGGGCCGCACCAGGCCGCGACCTGGGCGGGCGGCAAATGCTCGGTCGATGTCGCCACGCTCGAGGTGGGGCGTCGCCCCATTTTTTACGGACCCGCCACCGAGCCCGAAGGCCGGCGGCTCAACTACGCCATTGCCGGCATGGAGCCGGCCGGATCGGGGGGGGGGGCATGGCCTCTTTGCATGACGGGAGGGCTCTGGGATGAGCCAGCCATTTCTGAGCGTGGTGGTGACGGTGCGGCAGCCGGGGCGCACGCCAGTGCGCTTCCAGATCGACAGCGCGCGGGACGAGGCGCCGAGCCGCGAGCGCGTGCAGGTCGAGCTGATCGAGTGCTTTGCCAAGCTCAAGCCGGAAATCCTCAAGGAGCTCGGCCATGAGTAAGTCGATTGCGGCCCTGCATGTGGCCAAGAAGGCGCTGGGCCTCGACGATGACAGCTATCGCGACGCGCTGCGCCAGGTGACGGGCAAGAGCTCGTCGGCCGACATGAGCGAGGCGGAGCGGGCCAAGGTGCTCGAGCGCTTCCGGGAACTGGGTTTCAAGGCGGGTTCGACAGGCGGTCGAAAGCGTCTCGAGGGGCGGTTTGCGGGCAAGCTGCAGGCGCTCTGGATCGCCGGCTGGAACCTGGGGCTGGTGCGCGATCGCGACGATCGGGCGCTGCTGAGCTTTGTCAGGCGCCAGACCGGGATCGAGCATGTGCGCTTCCTGCGCCATGGCGAGGACGCGATGAAGGCGATCGAGGCGCTCAAGGGGTGGCTGGCCCGCGGGGCCGGGGTCGACTGGAAGGCCGGCGACACGCCGGCCGGCTGCATCATCATGGCGCAGCTCGAGCTGCTCGGGCCCGAAGACGGCCGGCTGCCCGAGCAGAGGCTCGACGATGTCGCGACGATGAACCTGCTCGGCGAGCGCATCCGCGCCAGGGGGATCAACGGCAAGGCAAAAACCAGGACGGACAGGGAGAGTGCGACATGAGCAAGGTACTGGTATCGGACCGCGCGGTGCTGCGCTGGCTGCAGCGGGTTGAGGGCGTGGATGTCGCGGCCATCCGCCGGCGCATCGGGGCGGCGGCGCAGCTGGGCGCCGACAAGGGCGCGAGCGGGGTCAAGCACCAGGGCGTCACGATCGAGCTGCGCAGCGACGAGGCGGGCAACACGGTGGCGGTCACGGTCCACACCGCCCACCCGCGCCGGCACCTGTCGCAGCCGCGGCTCGCGGCCGACGAACTGGGCGACTGACGCCATGGGCCGGCTGCCGCTCTTTGCCTGGCGCGACCGCGAACGAGCGGAACGCATCGCGGCGGAGCGGGCCCGGCTGATGGAGCGGATCGGGCGGCTGCCGCCCATGAGCCACCGGCGGGTGGAACTCGTCACCCGTCTCAAGCTCCTCACCGCCGAGGAGCTCAAACTGCGGGCAAACCCTGGGAGAATGCCGTGACGCGGCGCAAGGCACAGACAGCAGCAGCGGAGGCGACGGGCACCCAGGCGGTGCCCGCGCATCTGGCCGTCTATGTCGAGGCGCTGGGCGCCCCGCTTGCCTGCCGGTTCTTCCTGGAACTGGGCGGCTCTCAGATCTACCTGTCGCAGCGCTCGGGTGACCGGAGCGTTGCCGCCCAGGTGATCGGCGCCGACAAGGTCGAGCAGCTTGCGGCCCGGGTAGACTACGGATACATCAAGGTGCCGCTGGCCCGGCAATGGGTGGCGCGGCAGCTGCGCGCCGATGGCAAGAGCGACAACGAGATCGCCCGCCTGGTGCGCGCCGACGTGGCGACCGTGCGCCGCTGGCTGGCGACGGTGCCCAGGGCCGAGCAGCTCGACCTGCCTCTCTGATTGTCCCTCTGATGCAACCGCCCCGCTCACCCGCGCGCCTGCGCGGATAACCGCCCCGGCCGAAGCCCCCTAGATTTGCGCCAGAGATCACGCGCCCCACCGGCGCGTGTCGCGCAATTGAGGGGCCCCGCCGATGCTGGCCGTCACCGAGAAATTCAGGCGCTGCGACGCCGTGACCGCCGCCTGGGAAGGCGGCTATGTCAACCATCCCAAAGACCCCGGCGGCGCGACCGATCGCGGCGTGACGCAGGCGACCTATGACGCCTGGCGCCGCAGCCAGGGGCGGGCCACCAAGCCGGTCAAGGGCATCACGGCGGCCGAAGCCGAGGCGCTGTTCTTTTCCGAGTTCTGGGTACCGTGCGGCGGCGACAAGCTCGCCGCCGGCGTCGACCTCGCCACCTATGACGCCTCCGTCAATTCGGGCGTGAAGCGCGGCCGCAAGTGGCTGATGGCCTCGATCGGCGGCCCGGACCACGAGACGGTCAAGACAATCTGCGCCAGGCGGCTGGGCTTCATGCAGAGCCTCAAGATCTGGCAGACCTTCGGCAAGGGCTGGGGCCGGCGCGTCGCCGACATCCAGGCCAAGGGCGTAGCCTGGGCGCTGGCGGCCAGCCTCGATCCTATCGATGTCGGCGGCGCGGTGCAGGACGAAGCACTCAAGAAGAAGGCCGCAGCCGCCAACCAGGCCAAGGGCGCGACCGGCGCCGTGGCCACCGGATCGGCCGGCACCGGCACCGCTGTCGTCGACCAGTCGGCCAATGCGGCAGACTGGCTGCTGATCGGCGGCGGGCTGCTGCTGGTCGTGGTCGCCGGGCTGCTGGTGATCCGCATGGTGCTCAACCGGCAGCAGGCCGAGGCCTATGAGCGCGAAGCCGACCGGCTGCTGCTCACCGGCGGGGAGGCACGCTGATGCTCGAGACCATTCTCCTCGACCTCGGGGGCAAGGCCCTCTCCAAGGCGATCGGGCAGAAGTTCGGGCCCGAGTTGGGCGACCTCGCCGGCCATGCGCTCGAGGCGCTGGGCGAGGCCTTCGGCGTCGAAGCCAAGCCCGAGCCGATCGCCCGGCGCATCGAAGAGGTGCGGGCTGAGAGCCCGCAGAAGGCCGAGGCTGGTGTTCTGCTGGCCGAAGCCCGGCTCGCCGACGAGCTGGCGGCGCAGGCCGAGATCATGCGGCAGGCCAATGCGCAGCAGCAGCTGACCAACCAGCTGCTGCTCGAGCAGGCCAAGGCTCCCGGCTGGCGGTCCGACTGGCTCTATGCCTGGCAGTGGTTCCTGCTGTTCATCTGGGGCTGGTCGCTGGTGCTGGCGCCGCTGCTCAATGCGGTGGCGGGCGCCGCCGGCGCGACCCTCGCCCTGCCGACCCCCGACCTCGGCATCCTGGTCACCCTGACCGGCCTCTATCTGGGCCTGCACATGGGCGGGCACACCGTGCTCGAGCTGATGCGCGGCGGCACCTTCAAGCGCGGGGACAAGGCGTAAGTGGATACCGGCAAGTTTGCCATGGAGCTGGCCGAGTACCGCGTCGAGCAGGAGCGTGACGCCAGCCTTGCGCGTATTCGCCGCGCGCTCTCGAAACCGGGCGATGGCGCCAGCCATTGCTCCTGTGGTGCCGTCATTCCCGAGGCGCGCCGCAAGGCCCTGCCGGGCGTCGTCACCTGTATCGACTGCGCCCGCCGGGCCGAAACGAGGAAGCGCTAGATGGACGTCGTGGTGCTCAAGGATGTGGTGATCGGCTTTGCGGCGGTGCTGGCGGCGGGGCTCGCCATCTGGAATTTCTTTCAGTCGCCGAGCAAGGAAAATGCCTCGGCCATTTCCGGCATGACGTCCAAGCTCACCGACCACGACCGGCGCATCCAGCATGTCGAGAACGAGCTCGAGCACCTGCCCAACAAGGACATGGTGCATGAGCTGCGGCTGGCGCTGGTGGAGCTGCAGGGCACGGTGCGCTCGCTCGACAACCAGGTGAGCACGGTCAACCGGACCGTTGCCAATATCGACGGCTATCTGCGGAAGGGCGACCCCAAGTGACCAGCTATGACGAGTTCCTCACCCATGACGCTCGGCTGGTGATCCTCAAGGAACTGGCCGTGCAGCCGGATGGCCGGCTCAACGAGGCGCTGATCGAAAAGGTGCTCGACGTGTTCGGGCACAAGCGCAGCCGCGAGTGGATCCGCACCCAGCTCAACAAGCTGAGCGAACTCGGTGCCGTGGAACTGGTGCCGGCCGGCAGCGTGCTGGTCGCCTGCCTCAAGCGCCCCGGCCTCGACCATGTCGAGCGGCGGGCCTTTCTCGACGGCGTCGCGCGCCCGTCGCTGGGAGCCTGAGGCATGGCCCGCGCCCCGCGTCAGGGCCGCGGCCGGCTGAGCCGGCTCGACCGGCTGCCCGAAGCGGCCCAGCCCGACCTCGTCTGGCTCAACCAGGAGCTGCGAGAGGGCAGCCGGCTGCAGACCGAGCTGCGCGACGTGTTCAATGCGCGCCTCGCCGTGCATGGCATCGCGCCGATTTCGAACGGCGCCTTTTCGCGCTACTCGGTACGCAAGGCCATCCAGTTCAGGTCGATGGACGAGAACCGCCGCATGGCCTCGGACCTGGTCGAGAGCCTGGGCGTCGACAGCGCCGACAAGGCGACGATCGCGCTCACCGAAATGATCAAGATGACGGCGGTCAAGCTGATCGAAGCCGAGGGCGCCAAGCTTGCGGCCAAGGATCTGATGGAGCTGTCGCGCGCGGCCCAGGCAGCGGTCGGTGCGCAGAAGCAATCGGCTGAGTACCGGCGATCGCTGGAGCGCGAGTTTGCGGCTCGGCTCGCCGAGGCCACCAAGGAAGTGGTGGAGATCGGCAGGGCCGCCGGCGTCACGCCCGAGACCATGCAGAAGATCACCGACCGTCTGAAGGGCGTCGCCTGATGGGCAATGCCAAGGTCGTTCCCGCCAACCCGCAAGCGGTGTTTCTGCCCTACCAGTCCCGCTGGATCGAGGACCGGTCGCGGCTCAAGCTGATCGAGAAGAGCCGGCAGATCGGCCTTTCCTGGGCGACGGCCTATGCGCAGGTGTCGCGCGTGGCGCTCAAGGGCGCACGCTATGACGAGTGGGTGTCGTCGCGCGACGAGATCCAGGCGCGGCTGTTTCTCGAGGACTGCAAGCTCTGGGCCGGGATTGCCGACCTCGCGGCGCGGGACATGGGCGAGGTTGCCCTCGATGACGGCAAGCACAGCGCGCTCGTGCTGCACTTTGCCAATGGCCGGCGCATCCATTCGATGAGCTCGAACGCCGATGCGCAGGCCGGCAAGCGGGGCAGCCGCGTGCTCGACGAGTTCGCGCTGCACCCCGATCCGCGCAAGCTCTGGGCGATCGCCTATCCCGGCATCACCTGGGGCGGGCAGATGGAGGTGATCTCCACCCATCGCGGCTCGAAGAACTTCTTCAACACGCTGGTGCGCGAGATCAAGGAAGGCGGCAACCCCAAGGGGATCAGCCTGCATTCGGTGTCGCTGAGCAAGGCGCTCGAGGACGGGTTCCTGTGGAAGCTGCAGCAGAGCCTGCCGGCCGAGGACGAGCGGCAGCAGATGGACGAGGCCGCCTATTGGGACTGGGTCAAGTCCGGAGCGGCTGACGAGGAAAGCTTCTTCCAGGAATACGAGCTGATCGCGGCCGACGACGACGTGGCCTTCCTCGAATATGAGCTGATCACCGGCGTCGAGTATGGCGCGGCCGAGGCCTGGAAGACGCCGCAGGGCGGCACGCTCTATGCCGGCGTCGACATCGGCCGCAAGAAGGACCTCACCGTGCTCTGGGTGGTCGAGCAGCTGGGGGACGTGCTCTACACGCGGCACGTCGAAGAGCTGGCCAAGATGCGCAAGTCGGACCAGGAGAAGGTGCTCTGGCCCTGGTTCGAGAAATGCGCGCGGATCTGCATCGACCAGACGGGCCTGGGGATCGGCTGGGTCGACGACGCCCAGGACAAGTTCGGCGCCTATCGGGTGGAGGGTGTGACCTTCACCGGGCCGGTGAAGGAACAGCTCGCCTATCCGGTGCGCTCGCGCATGGAGGATAAGCGGCTGCGCATCCCCTATACCGGCCCCATCCGGGCCGACCTGCGGCAGGTGACCAAGCAGGTGACCACGGGCGGCAATATCCGCTTCACCGCCGAGCGCACCGAGGACGGCCATGCGGACCGTTTCTGGGCGCTGGCTCTCGCCATCCAGGCAGCGGACGGCCTGGCGACCCCGCCATGGCGGCCGATCAACACCGCCCCGGCCGCGGCGGCCGACAAGCCGGCCGGCCCCCCGACCTTTGATGAGCAATGGATCCCCGCATCATGAACTGGCTGCAGAAGACACTGGTCAAGGCGCTGGGCATGCGGCACCTGGCGGGGCCGCAGATGGGCGGCCAGCTGCTCAAGCGGACCCGGTACGATTATCGCAAGGAAGTCGGCGACCTGATCGACAGCTCGGTGGTGACGGCGCCGGTGCAGTGGGTGCAGCGGGCGCTGCCGGAGGCACGCCTGACGGTGCGGCAGCGCGGGCGCAGCGGCGCCCCGGAGGAGCGGGCCGACCATCCGATGCTGGCGCTGATCCAGCGGCCGAACGATTATTACGGCGACCTGGCGCTGTGGGCCGCCACGGTGTTCTCCTACCTCACCGCCGGCAATGCCTACTGGATCGCGCTGCGCAATGGGGTCGGCCGGCCGGCCGAGCTCTGGTATGCGCCGCACTGGACGATGACGCCCAAGGGCGATGCCGAGGGCAGCCAGTTTATCTCGCATTACGAATACCGGCCGGGCGGCGGCCAGGTGATCCGCTACGAGATCGCAGACGTGGTGCATTTCCGGCACGGCATCGACCCGCGCAATCCGCGCCTTGGGCTGAGCCCGCTGGACGGGGTGATCCGCGAGATCTTCATGGATCTGGAAAGCAGCAATTTTGTCGCCTCACTGCTGCGCAACATGGGCGTGCCGGGCCTGGTGCTTTCGCCCAAGGCGGGCGGCATCGTCAGCCCCGATGATGTCAATGCCACCAAGGCGTGGATCCGGCAGGCCTTTGGCGGGGATCGCCGGGGCGAGCCGCTGGTGATGGGCGCGCCCACCGATGTCAACCAGTTCGGGTTTAACCCGCAGCAGCTCAACATGGGCGAGGCCCGCGACATTGCCGAGGAGCGCGTCTGCGCCAGCCTGGGGATCCCCGCCGCCGTGGTCGGCTTCGGGGCCGGCCTGCAATCGACCAAGGTCGGCGCCACCATGGAAGAGTTGAGAAAGCTTGCCTGGCAAAACGGCGTGCTGCCGGTGGCGCGGGTGCTGGCCGACGAGCTCGACCGCTCGCTGCTGGGCCAGTTCGGGCCGAGCGCCGGGCTCAATGCATTCTGGGACACCAGCGAAGTGCAGGCGCTGCAGGACGATCGCGTCAAGGCGGCGCAGGTCTGGCAGACCATGATCGGCGGCGGCTGGGCCCAGCTCTATGAGGGCCGGGAAGCCATGGGGCTCGAGGTCGATGACAGCCAGCGGCTCTATCTGCGCCCGGCCATGGCGCTCGAAACCCCGGCAGCCGGCAGCAAGGCGCTGCCGGCGCCGGTCCAGAGCAAGGCCCGCGCGACCCGGGCGGAGCGGCTTGCCGCGCGCGGCTATGTGCTGGCCGTGCAGCGCCAGGAGGAGCCGCTCGGCAAGGCAATGGACCAGCGGCTGCGGCGCTTTTTCGCGGCACTGGGCAAGGACGCCCGGGCCAAGGCCCTGCCCATCCTCAAGCGCGACTGGCAGGCCCCGGCCAAGGCCGCGCCCGCCGTCGAGGAAAAGACCGATGAGCGCCTGGTCGATGCCATCCTCGAGCGGCTCGGGGTGGCGGCGCACCAGGCGACGTTCCGCGGGCTTTACGAGGGGCACTATATCGATGTCGCCAAGGCGATCTCGGAGGCAGCAGGGCTGGCCGGCCTGGGCGGCAGCCTGCCCGACCCGGTGGCCCGCGCCATTGTCGGCGCCGGTGGGCGGCGATCGGGCCTGGTCGACCTGGGCAAGCAGAGCCGCTCGGCCCTGTTCGACGCGCTCGCGCTCGGCCGCTCCGAAGGCGAGGGCGCCGAGGCGCTGGCGGCCCGCATCGCCGACCATATCGAGGCGGGCCCCTGGGGCACGGTCGAGCAGCGGGCGCGCACGATTGCCCGTACCGAGACCAAGTATGCGCAAAACGTCTCGACCATCGAGCGGGCCAAGGCGGCGGCCGTGGAAAAGTTTGTCGTCTTTGACGGGCGGCTCGGCCCCGGCCGCTCGCTGCCCGACCACATCGCCCGCGACGGCTCGATCGTTTCGGCCAGCGAGGCCGAGCGCATGGCGGCCGACGAGCACCCCAACGGCAC